CCTGCTTTCTCCTGCATCTCCTCAACAGCGGTGACCAGATCCCTGTCGTCTCTACGAAGCTCTTCTTTGCGAAACTCCGATTCAGACGTGTAACCTTTCAGCTCTCGTATTCTGGCGAGAGCTTCGTCCGAGAGAAAGAAGCCGCCATAGTTAGCGTTGATGACAACCTTAGGCATCGGACTGATCGGATGGACCAATATCGGTCGGGCGGTGAGCCATCATGGGCGTGGCAAAATAATGCAGGACGCCGATGTTCAATCGATAGGCTTGTTGCTGAGCGCGAAGGTCCTTTTCTTTCTGAGAGGCCGTCTCCTTAAGCTTTGGCAGATCGCCCTTCGGGATCTTTCCCTGAATACCGCGAACGGTCTTGGCCATCTCTACCATGCGCTTGATGCGGCGGCGATAGATCGGAGAATTAAAGACTTTGAGTTGCTCGGCGTCTTTCTTTTGATTTGTGCTCATATTTTGTTGGAAAGCCTGTTCAGAAAATCTGCTGTTGAATTCAATGCCCTGCGGATGTAACGGCTAACAAAACGGTACGGACGAGTGCCGAAGAAGAATCGATTCCTCCAGCGTGCATGCTCGCGTTTCAAGGATTCCTGAAACTCCTTGTCTCGCTGCTTTCTCTCGGAGTTATCCTCCGCTGTGAATTTGACGAGTGTAACCGAATCGACTTTTCCGTCGATAAAGACTACCTCGAACTCGACCCAATAATCATGGCCAGAGACAGGTAAACGATTGTACTCGGATTCCTGTAGGAAGTCATAGACTCGAATGGTTGTGGTAACTTTTACCGGATCTAAGTATTCCCCAGTGCGATCCATGTAACCCAAACGATCCATCAGGTTCTTTGCCTTTGGATCGCCCTCAATCCACTTCTCGTCTCGGTATTTCACGAGGAAAAGTTGGTTGCCCTGCACGACGTAATTGTCCATCGAACAGTCGAAGTCCTTCGTCTGGAAGGACCAGTTGTTTTTGTTCAGGCCATGAGCGATCATTTCCTCCGAGAAAGGAAGTGGATCTGCCCAGCTGACTGTGTCGAACATTCCCATGATCTTAGAATCCTAGCATGTTTTGATGGTTTGTAAACACTTATTGTATGGTGAAATCACTGAAATCCTTGGATCCACCTCGGACTGTGGCTTCCTTGGAAAGGGTCTGGGCCTTGTCCTCCACGTCGTACAGCTTCATCTTGGAACGATCAACGCCGATGATGAACCTCTTGTTGGCACTGGGATCGTTGTACCGGTTTTTCAGCTGTTTGACCATCATCTGGCCAAGCTTCTCAAGCTCCTCAGTTGTGATCAGCGCAAACATGAAGTCAGCAGTGGCAGGAAGACCAAAGGACTCAGAGGTATCAGTCAGCTCCAGGTCGGTATTGCTGAAACCAGATCGAGTGGTCTGAGTGGCAGAGAAGATAGGAACATTGAACTCGACTGCCAGACCACGAAGCTCCTCGGCGATCGCCTTGATGAGCGAGTAGGTATTGATCGACCCACCCAGACCCTTCATGCGAGCAGATGCGCAGATGTTCAGATAGTCCACAAAGATGACATCTGGAACAACGTCCTTCTTCAGCTTCAGTTCATTCAGCAAGGCACGAAAGTGCCCTGTATGAGCCGAGGCTGTCGGATATTCCTTGATGATCAGCTTGCCGACTGTGGTGCCGGCGATTCGAGTCACCTTGTCTGAAAACATGTTCTTGCTCAGCGAGGGGAGCTGATCGATCTGAATGTTCATGAGGTTGGCATCAATACGTTCAGCGATGCGTTCCTCAGACATTTCCATCGTGATGTAAAGGACATTCTTACCCTGAGCCAGAGCTGATGCAGCCACATGGCACATGAAGAGAGACTTTCCGACACCAGTACCAGCCAGAGCAATGTTCAGCGTCTTGCGAGGAACTCCACCCTTAGTGATGGTGTTGAACAGTTCCAGATCGAACGGCAAACGATCCTCGACACGATGGTAGAAGTCATACCGCTTCTCAAAGTCCTGCAGATAATCGTGTCCGACGGAGTTATCGAAGTTGATTCCGAGAGCCTTGTGAAGGATATCTGGAATTGCGTCTTTCGAGAGATCCTTCTTCTTTCCATCAATGATCTCGATGGATTCCATGATTGCCAGGAACACGGCGCGGTCTTTGCACCACTTCTCCGTGTTCTCTAGCAACCATGCTTCCTCGACCTGAGGATTCTGGTCCAGAGACTCAAGAACCGAGACCGCCTTTGGATACAGATCCTCGGAGGTCTCGGCCTTGTTCTGGAAGTCGATGTCCAGAGCTGCACGAGTCGGCAGCTTGTTGTACTTCGTAATGAAGTCGAGTACTAGCCGATAGATGCACTTATGTGCAGAATCAAAGTACTCAGTCTTGATGAATGGCAGAACTTTCCTGCAAAACTTCTCATCGTTTACTATCTTTTGCAGAATCGTTGTCTGTAGTTGATTTGACATCAGAGGATTTTCCGTCGCCGAAGGTATAGTTACCGGTATCGAATGCGCTTTGGATGATGAACGTTAGAATGTCTCCGACATATGTATTGAAGTTCTTGTCGTGTTCCAGATCTTCTTTGATAAATTTATCTGGACAATCTGTGATGTTGAACTTATAGCTCAGCGTTGCAGTCTCGGAGTCTTCGTTTACCTTGAGAGAAATCTTACCGTACTGAATGATAACATCCTCGTACTTTTTGTCAAGGATTCGTACGGCGTACGTCTCATTCTCGCTGTCGAGAAGCTTGTAAGATTTGTCGGTGATTTTATTCTTCATCTTCTTCGTCCTCAACTGATAGATTTTTTAGGTTTGACTTTGTGATCTTTGCTTCCTCGTTGTCCAGGATAGAACGATAGCCAACGGTGAAGTGACCCTTTATGAACTCCTTGAATTCGCTCGAGTCGAGAAGCGGATCCCAGAACTCAGATGAGTATGTATCCTTCTCACGGTACTTGTTCTCGTCACCCTTACGCTGGTACCAGCCAGCAGAAGGCTTCGTCACGAAGCCACCGAGCAGTGCGGTCTCGAGAAGACCAGAGTACTTCTCAACGCCACCATTGAATGAGACAGAGATCGGAATCTTAGATTTCTCCTTCACGAAGCGAGACTTGTCGATGTTGATCACGAAGTGATAGCCATGCAGACCATCGTCATCCTTGTCCTGCTGGCGACCAAGCATCCAAACTGCGTTGGCAGAATAGTAGATGCCGGTACCACCGGACATGACATCCTTGGAGTACATCTCAATCGTCTTGTAACTATGATTGATGGCCACAAGCGGGATGTTCTTCAGGGTCAGATAGGGAGTGACCATACGGAACAGACCCTTGAGAGCCTTGGCGCGGGACATGTCAGCCACTGACTTCTCGTTCATTGCATCCTCAACTTCCTTCTTGGAAGCCAGATTACCGATCGAGTCGATGATCACGATGACCTTCTCGCCACGCTCCAGGCCATTCAGTTGGTTGACGAGATCGAACTTCAGCTCCTCAACGTTGGTGACAGGAGTATGAAGAACTCGAGATGGATCGATGCCGAAGGTCTTGAAGTATTGCTGAGGAGAACCGAACTCAGAATCATAAAAGAGCATGACTGCCTCTGGGTATTTCTTGAGATACGCAGAGGCCATGATGAGTGAGTAACTCGACTTGAAGTGTTTTGAGGGACCGGCGAGTACCGTCAGTCCTGAAGTGAGACCGCCGTCCAGAGACCCCGAGAGTGCCACATTGAGCATCGGGATATCTGTGGGAATCATGTCCTTGTCGTTGAAGAGCTCGGACTTGTCCAACACGTCGGTCTGGTCGATCTTTGAATTTTTCTTGAGCTTAGATAGCAGTGATGACATAAAGGTATCCTTTCACGTTTCGTGACGGTTGTAAATCTTATTTTGCCTGTTCGTTCCACTCTTTTCCTGTCCAATGTGGATAGGATGCACGAGACAGATGAACTGACTGAGGCTTCTCCATGGCCTCGAAGTCAAGCTCTCCCTTGGAATTGAGAAGCTTGCCTGTCCATTGGAAAATATCAACGCCGTCGATAGAATTGGACAGAAGCTCTTCCACGAAAACCTTGCGGATCTCGTTGCGTTCTGACCAGGATCCGTAAAACGGTGTTCCTTTGTAATACCCAGTCTTTGGTAGTTTGCGAGATTCGTTCTCGATTGGCAACGGTTCCCAGATACGAATCACATTGGCATTCGTAGATTCTCTGAGTTCTTTTGCCTG